GAATTTGAGAAGCGGGACTACACAGACAACGGAAAAGTTGTTAATTTTGAAGGAGACGAAGAAAATGATTGATTGTACGAAAACTACAAACTACTTCAGCGAAAAGAAAAGAATGGGTAGACAGGCGAGCGGAGTGTGCAAACTTAGATGTACAGATTGCCCTATGGGCATGAGGAATAACGGCATAGGTGTTACGTGTTCGGATTTTGAATCATCTTACCCTGAACAAGCAATCGAAGTTGTTCAGAGGTGGAGCAATGCGTATCCGCAAAAGACATTTCTTACGGAGTTCTTGAAGAACTATCCGAACGCTCAGCTTAGAATAGACGGAATACCTAAAGGTGCATGTCCGTACAACTTAGGACTGATGAGTCTGAATGATTGCAGAAAAAACGGTAACTGCGTAAAATGCTGGAATCAGCCTATTGAGGACGGTGAAGAGTAATGGACTTAGAAAAGGTTGCTATAATGCGACTTCGTGACGGAGCAGAAATAAGTAAACGCTACTATGATAAACCGCTTATGCTTTGTTACTCAGGTGGCAAAGATAGCGACATTATTTTAGATTTAGCGATTAAATCGGGTATAGACTTTGAAGCTCAACATAGTCACACAACGGCTGATGCTCCCGAAACAGTTTACCACATACGCAATAAATTTAATGAGTTGGAATCTAAAGGCATAAAATGCAACATTGATATGCCAAGATACAAGGGTAAGCCGACATCTATGTGGTCACTGATAGTGCAAAAAGGTATTCCACCCACAAGGTTAGTAAGATATTGTTGTGCAATTCTGAAAGAAACAGGCGGTAAGAATCGTGCTATTGCCACAGGAGTGCGAAGAGCCGAAAGCACGAAAAGACGGTCGAAGGGAATAATCGAAACTTATTCTTCTAATCTGTCAAATAGAATTGTCCTTAACAATGACAATGACGATAAGAGGCAGATAGTTGAGCATTGTCAGTTACAAGGGAAGATAATCTTCAACCCTATTTGTGATTGGTCGGATAGTGATGTTAGGGAGTACATCAACCAAGAACACATTAATCTTAATCCGTTATACAGTTGTGGATTTGACCGTGTTGGATGCATTGGCTGTCCAATGGTAAGTAAGAAGAGATTTGCGGAATTTGCACGATATCCCAAGTACCGAAATTTGTATATAAGAGCATTCGACAAGATGCTTGAAGTGAGAAAGCAAAGAGGCAAAGCTACACAACACGCTAATGGACTTGAGGTTTATCACTGGTGGATGCAGGATGGTGTTTTACCGGGGCAATTAAGTTTTGACGGAGAGGATTGGTGAAGAGCGATGATTGAAAAAGAATTAAAAATCCGTGATTTTTGCGGTGACTATGCTTTGGATATACCGTTCGCAGACGGTAGTGTAAACACGATATACTTTAATTCAAAACGAAATGCCGAAACAGTTAAGCATATTATCGAAGTTGACGGTAGTAAACCCAATCATGCTACGGTGTGTGAAATGGAAGAAATCAGGCACGGAAAGTGGGAATACGACAGCGGGGATGTCGGTTATGCAATTTATTTATGTTCTGAGTGTGGTAATTTTATTGCTCTTTATGCGGGCGTTTTTAGCGAGGGTATTGATTTGTATCCATATTGCCCTTACTGCGGAGCAAAAATGGATAAGGAGTGAAAATAATGACAAGAACTGAATTTGAAAAGTATTTAGGTAAGGATGTAACAATTACTCTGTATGATGGAGCGATATACGCAGGCATATTACACCAAACTGGCGAAAAAGCTTTTGCGGACAATCCTAATTTATCAGTGCCGTTAAATTTTTATTTTTGTATTGATGAGAATAATGAAGTAGTTAAAAATACTGTATTTAGAGTGTCGCATATCCAGAAAATCAGCTGCAATGAAAAGTTAAGAATGACAAATTTTGAAAGGATTAAATCAATGAGTATTGATGAAATGGCTCGAAGTTGTATAGACTTTTTCAGTTGCCCGTACGGAACTCCGTATGTCGGTTGTCCTATGGAAAAGCGATTCAATAACAGCTGTATTGACTGCACAAAACATTGGCTTGAAAGTGAGGTAGAAGAATGAGAGACATTAAAAATATTACCGTTAATTACGATAACGGCGAAATAGAAACCTTAAATAAAGGTGTAGTTGTTGGTTTTGATGAAATCGACAACGAAGAAGAAACTATCAAGGTCAGCTATCGTATGTGCGATATTAAAGGCAAGGATTTGTATTTGATTGTAAACGCTGTTATTGCGTTGGCACAGAAACTTGGTATGCTTGACGAGGAGGAGCGTGATGCGGATTGACGGTTAAAGATTATTTATATTCGGTCAGGGTTTCGGATAAGCTGATCAGAACGAAAGAACACGAGCTGTCGAAACTTAGGCTGAATATTGCACAGGTATCGGTTAAGCAAAACGAACCTGTTAAGACATCGGGAGTTAATGACCCTATGCGGATTGTTGACAGGATTGCAGACCTACAGGCTGAAATCAATCGGGAGATTGACAATCTTGTACGGTTGAAAACTGAAATTCGCAGTAAAATCAACGCACTTGATGATTACCGTTACATTGCGATTTTGACCGAGTATTACATAAATTGTCATCGGTGGGAAGATATTGCAGAGTGTATGGAAATGAGCGTAAGGCATACCCTGAGGTTGCACGGCGAAGCGTTACAGGCATTCCGAAAAAAGTTCGATTTTTCGTAAAATTATTTTAAAATGTCATTGAATGTCACCCTTACCCTGCGTATAATGGTATTATGAAAGTTTGACAAACAGGACATATGTGAAACTCTCCTAAGATAAAAATTGCACAGACCGCTCTCGTTTGAGGGCGGTTTTGTGTTGTGTGTGGTTATTTTATACAAATTATTACTTTCTTAATTGTGCGGTTTACAGAAAAATGTAAAATTCGTTGAATTGTGTCAAATAATATGATAGATTAGTGGTATATAATAACTAAGGAGAGCTACATATGAGCGAAGAAAGTAAGGCAAAAACCTGTTTTGTTATAATGCCTATATCAGATCAGCCGAAATACCCTGCAGGTCATTTTGACAAAATATACGAACAGATAATTGTTCCTGCTGTCAAAGAAGCAGGATTTGAACCTATAAGAGCAGATAGCAATCAAATATGTGATTCGATAATGCAAAAAATTTTGAAAAATTTAGTTGAATGTGATATGGCAATTTGCGATTTAAGTTCAAGAAATCCGAATGTTATGTATGAATTAGGAATTCGACAAGCCTATGGTAAAAAAGTAGTTTTGATACAGGACGATGCTACTGATAAAATTTTTGATGTAGCAGGAATAAATACTGTTTTTTATAAGAGAGATAGGTTGTATGAAAATGTTATTAAGGCAAAAGATGATATTGCTAATGCGATAAAGGAAACTTATGAAAATGGTTCATTTTCGTTAATGAGTATAGCAAATTTAGAAAATGCAACTGTAGATAATTCCAAAGTTGATGAGGTCGTTTTCGATAGATTTATGATGAAATCAATATATTCAAAGTTAGATGCTATTGAAGATTCAATAAGAATGTTTTCTAATACGCCAAATGTTAGTGACGAATTAAATGTTGACCTTAATAATCGTGAATTTGCAAGCTTGCTTATGGAATGTCGATATGCATTGAGAAACAATCCCAATAATCTTGATTTACTTATTTCCTGTTATCAAAAATTGTTGAGAGTTAATAGTTTATTGATTAACAATAAGGACAATAAATTACTTACGCCTAAAGACTGTTTGATATTAAGAAATACACTGGCAGAATTGAATGACAGAATTAATGATTTAACGCTTAATACTGATTAATTGAGAGTGCATTTAGTACTCTCTTTTCTTTTGCTTATTTTTAGAATTTTCAGACAAAGAGAGGTGATACCGTGAAAGACAAATTAAATGCAAGGCAGAGAAAGTTTGCGGAATATTATGCGCAGAGCGGTAACACCGTTCAGAGTGCGATACAGGCAGGATATTCAGAAAATTACGCAAACGCAAGAGCATATGAATTGTTGGAGAATGTTGGAGTTTCAAAATACATCAAGGAGCTTTCCGATAAGCTCAAAGATGAGCGCATTATGAGTGCAAAGGACAGACAGGTTGCTTTGTCCGACATTGCAAGGAATGACGAGCAGGACACCTCCGACAGAATCAGGGCTATTGACACGCTCAACAAGATGACGGGCGAATACACCGTTAAGGTTGACGCAAAGGCTGAGCAGTCCGAAAAGCTATCCGATGTGTTCAGGCAGTTGGGTGGTGAGGGACTGAGTGAGTAACAAATTCCCGTTGTCACAAAAGTATATCGACTTTATCAACACAACAAATGTGTCGGCTGAATTTCTTGAAGGCACTACAGCCTCAGGAAAAACAACAGTCGGGGCAGGCGTTAAGTTTATGCGAATGGTGTCGCAGTCGCCGAAGAAGCTTCACGCAATTGCCGCCAAAACTACGGGCAAGGCTGAGGAAACTATAATTCAACAGGACAACGGTATTCTCGACTTGCACCGCAACGCTGTCTATTGCGGTAACGGCGACAAGGATTACAAGTTGCCGCATATCAAGTTTGAGGACAAAATTATCTATATTCTCGGTTACAGCAGTCGGGATAAGTGGGAAATGGTTCTCGGTGCGCAGTTTGGGTGCGTTTATATTGACGAAATCAACACCGCCGATATCGAGTTTATCCGAGAGATGTCAACCCGTAATGACTATATGCTTGCAACGCTGAATCCCGACGATCCGAGCCTGCCTGTGTATAAGGAGTTTGTCAACCGCTCCCGTCCTTTTAAAAAATATGAAAACGATGTTCCTCCCGAGATT